CCTTCAAAAGAAGTATAGTCAGTAGCAGCATAAATAGCATCAGCAGTATACATTTCCATTATTTCTTGGGGACGTTGACTTACAGGCACTTTCTTTATGAAGTAACTTCTGTAATCATTGTCAGCATATTCAGTCCTATAAATTTCATTTTCTATTAATTTTATAACAGGCGCAACAATGACTTTAAATACGTCAGTGCGAGAATATATTCCTCTAGAATATTTATATTCATCATAGGTTTCATCTTTTATAAAGCTCATAACCTCTGTATCTGTAATTTTACCTTTTCTTTTGGCAAAGTAAACATTATAATACGGGTCCTTAGAACATTTCTCTTCATATATTTTCGTCAGTTGATCCTTTCTAACTTGAGTATACGGTGCATTCGCTATCCAAGTTTCGAAACTCACATCTGAGTCTGGAGAAAGCGGTGTCAGGTTGCGGCGACACCACCTAAGAGTAAATCTCCGAATTTTCCGCAATTTGACTTTAACTGGCCAAGGGGGGCGAAACGCCAACCTCTTGCCCATTCCCCCTAAAGATGTCAAAGGGTCAGTCGTGTCAACATGTGGAGACGCTAATCCACCAAGTTCACAACCCAATGATACCCCCACCACAGGTCTATAAGTGGGCTCATTATCCATATGAGATGGTTTAAATTCCACATCGTCTCTAATTTCACTCAAGTCTGGCAATTTAACTTCTCTCACACGATAACCAAAGGCGAAACGCCTTAATGTCTTTAGGGGGGTCTGGGAAAAGGTAGATCTTCTACCTTTTGTTGATTTGCTTTAAAATATGCCCAGACCAAAAACATTGTCATATAGATGGGATCATGCTTCAAATGACGATTTATCCAAATAGTTCCCATTTTCTTCAATGACGTCTTAATTTTATCTCCAGCTATAATGTCGGAGGAAGTAGGGTCAGTGTTCAATAATTCCTTAGCTTGATCAAAAGCCTCCAAAGAAACAACAATACCTTTCCGATCAAATTCCTGAAGCCAGCCCGGAATGAAATCTCCCAAACAAAACATCAACCATATTATAAATTTAGTCATGAACATAGTCACAAATCCACTGTTTTTATAATTGGCAGTGTAAGATACATGCAAACGTCTGCTGAAAGTGAATTCAGCATAAATAGCATCCTTATGCCTAAATTCAGATCTAAGCTGATTATCAGTACGCAAATCACTCAAATCGGCAGCTAAAAATCGAACAAATGTATATGTATTCTTCCAGCGCACCATATCTTTAATGAAACGAAATACAATCAAAAGCATTATTATAGTGTTGTAGAACAATCCTATAGCTAGAAAAATGGTAAGCGCAATAAGGAAACAAGCATTAGCATAAAGCATGCTGGAACCCAAAAATAAGGGATTGATTGCAGACAATATTCCCATAATAAAGAATGGAGCAAAAACAAACACCATTCCAACACTCCACACCATCCATCCCAATATAAGGAAAAGGACACGAAAGGGGATGGCACAAATGAAAGCCCAAATTGAACCATAAAATTCAGGAAAAGTTATTGGGGATGTGAATGTTAGTGCAAATTCGTTTTCATCATATTCATCGACTACCTCAGAAGGAGGTGGCAACATATCAAATTCACCAAACATTGGATTACTGGGGGTGTCGAAATTAGCGGAATCATACTCAACTTCATCTTCAAAAGCATTTCTGCTGTTTTCACTTCCGGTCCCAATGTCATCACCAGCATCATCTTCGTCTTCTGACACAATACCTGAACCATTGTCATGATAAGACTCTTCATCAGAGACACCAAAAATGCCTCTCTCACCATCCACAACATCCGACGATTCATCTTTTTCATCAGTCGCATCGCCTGTAGATTCAAGAAATTCCAATAGACCCTGAGGCTCCTCGTCATTCGAATCGACTTGCTCGACATGAACATCAGTTGTGTCTTTTGTCGACGCCTTCTTAAACAAGGAAAGAAACTTATCCTTCACTTTCTCAAAACTAGGTATATCAGGTAGTGATTCACCAATTTTCTTAGGCAAGAACTTAACATTCGAAAAATTCTTAAAGCGTGATTCTCGCGCGTATTTAGCTTTCATTTCTTCCTCAGCCTCTTTCTCAACATCCTTTTTATCATTGATCTGTTCCTTCAAACTTTCAATCTCTTCAAGAACAGCATCCATTTCAGCATCAGAACGAGTTTGAGCATCAACCCTAGATTTATCAACCAAATCCTTACCTTTCTTTTCGCGAGTAGGTTTCCCAGTTTTCGCTTTAGGCTTATAACGACAAACAGCAGGACTGTGACCAAAACCACCGCAATACTTACATGGCCGAGCCATTGCTCCACCTTTACTCCAACATTTCTCAGTAGCATGTCCATACTTCTTACAGTTAGTACAACGTCGCTTCATCGATCGAGTATTTTTACGGTTTTTCGAATCGGAAGTTTCGCTCTGAACATTTTCTTCAGATTTGTTCTCAGAATCGGAAGTCCCTTGACTATCACTATATTCTTGTGAAGGCGTGTTCTGCCTCCGCGAATCAAAATCGGGATGTCCATCAACATCATCAATACACCCACAACTGGTATAATCATCACCACTACAAATCAAACATATCATCGGATTATAATCCGTATTACTTGAATTTTGCGACATATTGAAAAATTTGATTATTGTAAATGAAATTTTTCCTTATATGTAGCTGGTTCGGGGGTATGGACCAGTAGGCCGATCGCTGCCAAGAAAAGAAACGCTATCCCATGCGTAATATTATCCACAAACATCACTAAGTGGCCCCATAATTGGGATGTAGGTTTAAAGACACTACTACAAGGTCGTTAAAATGTAAGCTCTATCGAGGCATTGCATTTGATTCGTCGATTGAAACCCTGTCCGTCTCAAGCAAGGTGAATTATATCGCCTCTAATTTCCATAACATACTGCCTTTAAAGTATGCTTCTGGAAACTTCAAGGTAGAAAGTCATAAAGACTTCACCGCCAGGAGTATCTGTTAATCGCATTGCAATGACACCACCTTCGGAGTGGTGTTGGCATACGGAGATAATACATTCCCGAGGTTTAAGGACCCTCTGTCCAAAATGCGAGTTGCCAGTTGACAGCTTTTTCTCGCATAATATGGGACCCACAGGTTCGATTCCCATTGCACTGCCATTTCAGGACAGTCCACAGTTTAATTCCTTCAACAATTCAGTTCCAAATCATTTGAAAATGGGGGGCGCGTCTGTTCGCGTCGTTAAGGGAAAGTTGTGAGGCGGCTATACCCAACACATACCTTTCATCCTACCCACAGCCATTTTTAGAATTTGGGCCCAGAAGAATTGCAATTCATTCAAACCAGAACTGCTTCCTACACAAGAAACAATGCTATTTTATAGTCAGCACATACATGCGTGTTTTCGCAACTTTTGATAAAGTCTAAAATCCTAGTTATCTTGTCAAGCGCCCTAGGATAGCGCAATTTCAATTCCTAAGCAGGAATTATAGGGAGGAACGGTGCAATACTGAAATAAGCTCCAGTACCACCAACTACTACTGTCAATCCTCCCAGCGTAATTACAGCAACATTAGAAGTCGCTAACATCCAGTAAGACATTTGGGCTTTAGTCGTCCCATTTGTAACCGATTGGATAACCTCACTAGATACATCAAATCCCGAACCTATAGTTATAGTTGGGATTGTGGTTAATGTTGTAGTAGCATTTATTATATAATTGACAAAATACCACTGTCCAGGTTGTAAATTCGTTAAAGTCACTACATTCAAAGCAGGACTTATAATCACGTTTCCGTCTTCAGCAACAACATCCGTCCCCAACAAATGGGTGACGTCAATTCCGTCGCTGGTAAAATATTGTCCAGCGGAAACGTCGGTGACAAGTGATTGACTTTGCAATTGGGGAATTTGTAACATAATATCATATTCTACCCATAATTCACCGACCACAGCTGCACTAGCCTGTCCAACGACAGCTATATTCAAATTTGCAACATCATACAATTTGATGTCCTCATTGTCGCCCAACGGGCCGAGTCTGATATACCTCGAATTTCCGACAAGAGTAGTGCTACGTGGATTTAAAATACACAATATATCCTTCCATGGTGCATCGGATATAGCGTTTTGAAAAGAAGACATCTCCTGATAACTAGATGGAGGAGAGTCAGAAGCATCATAATCTGGAGCCATAACGACTGAACCAGTAAATGATGTAGAAGATCTAGAGACAAATCTAAAAGCGATCTTATTAAATTTATAATTTTCCCAATTTCCGGCCATATTCGAAAGCCACGGGAATGTTGTCGAAATTCCAGGCTGTACAGGAATGACAATATTTGAAAAAGCAACAGAGCCATCTATGACTCTGACCAGTTCTCGGTGTCGTACTCGACATTGAACAAGTCCATTAGTTCTGGAACGTCTCGTTTCTGATATATAGGGATCCATATATCTCACTTGACTGGATTTAGCTACAGGGGCGCTAGAATTTTGTAATCTAGCAAATCTACCTCTGACCGCAGGTCTGCGGGTTTGACGTTTTGAAATCTTACGTCCTCGATTTTTCATCATGCGTTTTTGAATGGATTATTATAAAGGATCATTACCATTAATCAGGATCCAGTTTCACATTAAACGGATAGGTAGTAACTATC